GTCCAAACTGTGCCGGTGCTGTCGCTTACAATTAAAGTATTACCTGCAGCAAAATATTTGTTATCATGGTAAATTACGCTATGTAATGAAAGTTGTGCTTGTGTGAGCAATATCTTTTCATAAGGAATATCAACAGGTAAAGTTCCGAAAGGAATAAAGAATCCATTTGAAGAAAACACATATCCGTTAACACTCTTCATGATAGGTGTTGCAGAATTCGTTGTGGTCATGAAATAGATACCATTATTATTAATGATATCTGTTAGATTCAATGGATAATCACTTAATTTTCCTAATAACCAGTTGTCGCTTACTTCAATATCCATTGCCAATACACTTGAGTTTGGCAAGTTTGCAGGAGCAATATAGTTTGTACCATTAAATGCTATTGCTTCTACATTGACTCCGGTCGGATAAAATTCTTGATCTTGTAGTATTGTATCTACTGTAAATTGATCAGCAGGATCAAATGCATTACCTTGATAGACTGTATTTGGATAAGTCAATCCTGCAAATAATTGTGGTAAGTCAACACCAGGCATATTAATATCTGGTTGATAATAAACTATTACACGATCCAGTGCATTTAATCTACGATCTCCTGAATTCAACTCTTCCCATTTACCTATATTAAATTCATTATCATTATTTGAAATGATGCAAACATAAGCTTTATTGTTATATTTGACGATGCTTGGAGTAAAGTAGAATGGTTCTGGTAAAAACATGAAACTACCCGGAGAACTCATTATCATAGATCCACTAGCATCAGTACTAAAATCAATCACTGTTCCACCTGGATTGTCAGTTAATCTTACAGTTGTTGAAGTAGGTTTATCATAGATATAATATGTTTGTCCTAATATAATTGTTGTGGTGAACATAGTACCTGTAAAGATAACTGGATCATTGATATTAAAGTTAGTTGAATCGGTGACTGTAACTCTATCAGTATCCGCTGTTACCGCTGTTGCTGTTGTAGTATTAAATCCTACAAAACTTAAGTCATCTGCTGAGACCGGAACTGTCATTCTAGGATCAGAATAAACATCAAACGTATTAGTACCTGTAACTTTTAGATAATAACTTTCAACTATATCATTAGGATTACCTTGACATATTACACTGGTTATCGTACCATCTGATTCTAAAGGCAATGACCAATCAAATATACCTGGTATCTCTGCCTCTATTTGATTTACAGTTAAAGTTAAATCATTTTCCGGACTAGTTCCTCCCAGTTCTATACCAGATATAGTGATAGTATTGTTAATTGTAAATCCTTTACCCCCATTATTGATTATTGCAGTATATCCTCCTAAGCGATATCCGATATCAAATCCAGGGTCAACTTCAATTTTTTGTGTTAGACTTACAGGTCCTTCTGCATCAACCATTGTTTTTGTTGAGAAAATCACATTACTTTCTGACACTGTTATATACGGTGAACCTGTAATTATCATAGTTCCTGCTGTGTCAAATAACTGTACAACATTTCCTACTAAAGTTTCTTTAATTTTGAAAGTAGTATCACTTGTTATACTATGAACATAATAAGTTCTACCCAATTGTAAACCACCTAATGGAGTGCCGGATAATACTATGGGCATGTCAACAATTAAATTAATTGTAGTAGTTTCTGGAGTAACGGTAATTTCATCAGTAGTACTTGAAGTTTCTGTCGCTTCTACGGTGACATTACCAAAAGTATTAATATAGTAAGTTTGGTTAGCAGCCAAAGTTCCTATTGTTGATTCAACTATTATAGGCATACCTCTATAGATTCTATCAAGACCTAAAGAGTTTGACTCAAATATAATAAAATTAGCCTGATCTTCTGGTGTTGCCGGAGAGACGATAGGAGCGACTGTTTTCAATACTGATCCTTGAACTAAATTACCGTATGTAAGATTTGGGGCTGTGATATTTTCATAATCTTGACTAGAACTATAGAATATAAATTGCTGCCCGTTTACTTGTCCAGGACTTGCTGGCAGCTGTACATTCATTGTCATATTTCCGGTTGCATTAGTTAATACCACATTATTTTCTTGACTTACTAGAAAACAGTATGTATTGCTACTTTGAGCAACGGGAAATACAGAAAATTCCGGACCATCAACTGTCTCGCTTATAGTAATTGTATTAATGCCTATTGATTTTACATAATAGAAATTACCTGCTATTATTCCAGGATAGACTATAGGATTTGAAGGATCATCTCCGAATACATTTACTGACTGTCCTTCTATAACCATATTACTGAATACTATTTGATCTCCTACATTTATGCCATTGGTAGTTTGTACGACGATCTGATTTGCACCTACAATGTATATAACCTTAATTCTTACAAATTCATCAACAGCAGAAATTGTAAATCTTTGATCGTCAATAACAGATGTAACAAAATAAATTATATTTTGTTCAATATTACCAAACACATTTCCGACAAATTCTATTGGTATACCAGTATACAATCCTTGAGTACCACCTTGACCGATAGGAGTTAATGGAACAGTTATTACATTATTAGTATTGCTAGTTGATGTGACAGTGCGTATGCCTGGATAATAAGTGCTGACTTCTGCGGTTTCAATTATTTGTCCAGTAAAGCATTTCAATCCTAAACCACTAATAGTAAGTGTATTGAGATTTACAATGGGTCCGGTTAAACTTGATTTAATCTTGAAATCAGTTTCATTGAGTATTTCTGCTACGTAGTAAGTAACATCATTTGATATACCACTTGTGCTGTTATCTCCTGTAAAATATACAGGCATGTCAACTGTAAATCCTATCGTAGATCCGCTAGCATTTTCTGTTGTTGTGTTTAGTTTTAATCTAACTATATTAGTAGCAGTAAATGTTTTTTCTACCTGACGTTCAAACTCTGACCAAACTAATTCAGTATTATTTGCGATCCCAGAAATCGGTAATACTAAACCTTGATTGCTTGCAAGCATCTCAGCGACATTAGGTAAAGTGCTTTCAAGTGTAATGCTTGAACTTGCTATATTTGTAGTATTATTATATGATCCTGCAAAGAATGAGCCGTAAAAACTATTAGCCTCCCAATCAACAATCTTTGAATTATAGGAAGTACGGTCATATCTTAGAGTGATATTATTTTCTCTTACAGGATAACTTGAACTAATAGCACTGGCTTTTGCACCTAATTTAAATGTGTGAGTCCCTGTTCCTTTGCTATAAATTTCTACTCTTGTATTTTCTGCTCCGTTTATAGCATCAGCATACGTAGTGTACAATGCCATGATGGTTGTAGGGACATTATCTAGCACACGCGCATAATAATATTGATTATTTTCTAAACCACCTACTTGCTCACCGTCCCCCTTAACATATCTGATAAGATCGCCTGTTAGTAGTTCAGGTGCATATAACTCAATAGTATTAATTGGATCGATAGCGATGTTGTTACTATCAACTGTAAAATCATATGCCGAGTCAATTATAATAGTAGGTAATGTCGCATAACCTGATCCTGGATTTATTACGTTGACACCTATCACTTTGTCAACTCGCATCACTGCTTCAAGTACTGCCTCTTCTCTAGGTTCAGGAAAAATAGTAGTATCAATTATTGCTGTTACTTTAGGAGGATTATCATACCCTTTACCTGTATCTAATACTACTATAGCAGGCAAATCAATAAAGATATTTTCGCCGGGTATATGATAAGTTACGTCTGTACCATTAACTCCGCGTATTAATCCAGATAAACTATTAGTATCTCTATTAACTTGAGTGTATTGGATTAATTCATAAGTATTAGGATCTCCTACACTTGCTATTTTGATTGTGCCAGTTACTGGAAATCCTGACACATTATCTACTATAATAAAATCACTGTTTAATATAATATAAGAGCGTAATACCGAAATTTTATAATCGTTTTGTCCTATTAAACTTATACCGTAATTATTTTTCCATTCGGTATAGTTTTGAGTTGTCCAAATAGCATTGTTAGATAAGAACTCGCTATCTGAACTTGGGTTTGTGTATACAAGTTCCGGACTAATAAACGTTTGATTTTCAAAACTATATTCAGCAGGTAAATCAAAGTCAGTGATATTGCCTTGATACCAATCTGTTCCTGTATAACTTAATAAAAATTCTTTAATTACAACGTGATATGGTTTTGCTTCATTTAAGTAACCAGATAAGAATTCTTGATTATCATTTTGGAAAGTTTGTATTGGCTTTAATTCTCTAATTTTATGTGAAACATCAATTAAAGAAGTTTTATTCAACCAAGGTAGATAATTTTGATTTTCATAAGATTCGGCTTGAATATAATTAAACAATAATATTAGTGATCTATTGCGGAAAATCAACAACTCATTAGTATAAATCTGTTCGTTCAATGCTCGTATTATCCAACGTGTTTCTTCGCTAGGATAAGTATCGTAAGGAGTTGCACCGTAAAAATCAGCGCCAAATCCTATATTATTAGCACTATAATCCCATAATTCTGTTTTAAATCTTATAGTACCGTTTTGTAGACCTATACGTTCCCATACTCCGTCAGCATTTAAAATATAAGTTTCGCTATTACCCTGTCCATTTTCTAATACACTTACGATACTACCTGTTGCGACATTTAATGCAAGCAAATCATTGTATGCTGGTACCTGCATAATAGATTTTGTATTATCGTTGTAGCCGGGAACCCACCAATTTACTAACTCCCAATATAATTTTGTATCGTAAAACTCTCCTGACTTATAAATGAAAGGAGTTCTAGGACGAATTTCAACGATAGGGAATTGTTTTAGTACTGTATTTGCATACTCAAGATAGTTTTGTAATGCTTTTAATCTATTATAAAAGAAACTTTGTCTTGGGCGCGCTAATATACCACTTTGTACAGTCTTTGGTAAAAATGGGTCGGGTACTATAGCCCCTACCTCATCAGTACCACCTAAACTATCAATCAGTCTATCGTAAAGTGATCTAGGTGCTAAAGTAGCATCTACTAGATTAGGTACACCTGGCAAGAAATCATTAGCAAAATTTTCTCTAATTAATTGATATTCTTCATGTTGTACAGAATTATTTGCAGACGAATAACCAATGTGCAATACGCTGTCATTAGCGTTAATAAATTGTTGACAATTATATAAACCAAATACGTTCGGCAACAATGGTGCAAAATAACTGATACCTGATCCTTGCGGGTTACCTATGTAGTTCGCAATGTTAATATCTGCTAAATTTTTATTTCTAAATTTAATACCTGAATTTCTTACCCAAAAGTAATAAACAGGTTGAATAGTATTTGATGAATTTAAAACTGTTTGAACCGAGAATAAGTTTATATTTCTAGGTGCGCCCGGACCGTCGTATTCTGAAGGTGGGGTAGTGCTTGCCACCCAAGAGTAAACTGCAACGTCACTACCTGGGAATAATGTTCCCCAATACTTTGCATTATATGCATTATCATTTTGATGATAGTTTATAAATCTTACATTTGATGTATCAAACCAAATGGTGCCTAACTGTGCTGAACCCCATACAAATCCGCTCTGTGTATTACTGTCATTGTTATATGAGGCAGGATCAACGTTTGATATTACATCAATATTTTGACGTACTGCTCCTAATAGTTTACCTTGCAATGGATCAAAGTAATCTAAATTAGTTAAAGTTTGATTTAATTCTGCGCTGAATATCTGTGCGTTGTCAATCTTATTGATATCAACAATTTCACTTGATTGTCTATATACGCTCCAATTTGGTAATCCAGTTTCATTTAGATATACCACGACTTGCCCATCAATATCATCAGGACGATAGTTTGGTGTACCTATAATTACTTTGTTATTTGTAAAGTCTAGTGCTGTACCATAGCGAGGTTGTGACCCATAGACTTGACTGGTATCGTTTGTGCTTTGAGCATATGTATATGCGCCGATATTGTTCAGTGATTCTCTATAGTTTGAAAGATAATCGTACACATAGACTGCACCTGCATTAGGGTAAGTGTCAATAAATTGTGTAGCATTATTATCAAAAATTGTGTCGTTAGTAAAATCTAAATCATCTATAAAATCAAAAGTAGTTTGAGCATAGCGGGTACCGACCGGGGCACTAATTGCTACACTATTGAATTCATTAAATTTAACTACAGTGCCGAACTGAGTCGGGCCTGTTAAGTGTGGACATTGCAATACTTGAGTTTGAGTTAATACATCAATACCTAATTCTATAAATGTATCAGGATCAGTAGAAGTCAATACTAATGCCTGATTTAAAACTGCTAACTGAGGATTAGTTAATTGAATGTTTAGTTTGCCATTTATTGATGTTGCTGTTATATTTGTTATCCCAGCAGTATTGATAGCCAATGCCGCTAATTCTGCATCACTACCGGCTGTAATAGTGACTTCATATCCATTTATTAATAATTTACGATTTGCTGTAACATCTGTGTCGTTTACCCCAGTAACATCTCCGAATCTTGCTCCGGCATTCGTATAACGATAGACTGCTCCTTCTTCATTTTCTGAATTTAATGCGAAAGGTGCGCCTACTAAAATTTCTGTGCCAAACTTATTATTATTAATACTTGTACCGAATCCAACTCCTATTCTAGGAGTAGTTTCAGTTGTAAGTATCTGATTAAGTGTAAATTTATTACCGCTTACTTTTATTATATCACCTACAATAAAATCACCGGAATAAATTAAACTTGAACCGCTTATAGAATAATCAGACTCATCTACTAGTACACCATTCAAGTATACATTAACAGTCTTAGCAGGATCAGGAGTCCATGCTAAATTAAATGTGATTGCAGCGCCTGTTGATTCTGTTTGAGTCTCAAAATTTTGTATTGATCTTGAATAATAATAAGCCTTACCCCAATTTTCAATTTGGGCATCAAAATCTTCATTAGGTGCACCTATAGTAACTATATCACCATAGAAGTTTGTAGATATTGAAGTGCCGAACTTATCAAAAACAGTTGACGGTCCTTCTATTGTAGTAATTAATTCATATTCACGTTTAATTACTGTACCAGTTCCAGTAACTGGTGTTGAGTTTGCTTTGAATATGATACCTACTTTATTCTCTGCTGCTCCGGCATCAGCAAAGTCTGTCGTACCTGTTGTTAAGATTTCATAGTAAGTATCAGGTACCAATGAACCGGCTGAATATATACCTGAGATTCTTCTATAGACATGGACATTGTTTCTTGCGATAGGATCACCGTTGTCATAGTCACTGACAAATAACCAGTTACTATCACCTGACATCGCCATGCTAGAACCAAAATTAGTGCATCCAACTGGCGCTGTAATTTCTTGTAAAGGATTAATATCGTCTGAAGTATACGTGTCGTTTACATAATATAAGAATACTTTTGGCGTTCCTGTCGGCTGAGAAATTGCAAATAAATTTCCGCCCTTGACAATAGATGTCCCGAAAGATGTGCTTTTTTCTATTATCTGATCAGGGTCATAGATTCCGGAAATTGGATCAAATTGATATCTAAACACGCGACCCATACCTGCATCGCTGAACAAAAAATCACCTTGAGTGGTATAAGATACGGCACTACCAAATGTACTTGTATCATTCTTTTCTTCTTCAGGTAACGAATCTTTAGTGAATTCAACATCAAATTTATAATTTATACCTTTGCGATATACTGCCCATCCACCATCGTTATTAGTATCTACCCAAACTTGATTACTTACAAATTCATTGTTTAGTAATAACAAATCTTGTATATCGCCAGGTTGTGACACTCTTTGGGAGACAAATTGATAGGCGATACCTTCACCTGTGATGTTCAGTGTGCTATTAGACAAATCGAGAGGTATAATAACTTGATATGGATTTATAACTTGTAATACTGTAAAGTATCCATTGATTTGATCATCAAAATTAATAATAGCAAAGATGTCATTAATCTTTAAAGTTTGCAGTTGTTTAAAGAATATGGTAGTAGTGCCATTTAGATTCGCTCTAGCCTGTATTACTTGACCTAATACGTTGGTGGTCAACACATTCCAATTTGCCAGATAATTTGCTACATAGGCATAATCACCTACATAAAATCTGTTCAACGGTACTACTAAACCTGATTCATTTACTGCTGCAGGAAATCCACTAAAATAATAAGATGACATTTTAACGTCATTGAAGTTTACATATCCAGCATCAGGGAAAACAGTGTTGGGTGTGTCGGGACTAATTGTTGGTAATATGTTGGGATCATTTATCGGTTTGCCATAGTTAAACAGACTATATATAGGTACGATTTCTTGTACGTTTTCTACTGGATTGCCGTTTGTCAAACCTATGATACTTGGGTTGTTTGTAAGTTTACTTTGGTTGAGTTTAAATTCAACGAAATTACTTTGTAATACGCCGCCATATACGCCGTTTAAAATAGCCCAGTTTTCATGAATATTATAGTCTATGCCACCTTGGAGTAATGTTGAACCTTTGAATACATCAAGTATAGCGCGAGTACCTTTTTCTTTAATTAAATTTTTATATACATTGACTTGAGTAATATCAGTTAAATCAGCACTTACCATATATGGTCGTGAGCGGTAACCTATTAAACTAAATGATAATTGATCCGCATCTTTTTCTAGATTTGCTTCATTTACGTTATAATATAAAGAACTCTCATAACTTCTTGTGCTGCTGTTAGGAAGTAGGCCTTTTTGTACGTCATCATAATCTGTTTCTTTCCAATCTGTTTCAATAAACGTTTTTGAAGGCTGTACTATTTTTAAGGCTGTCCAGTATTTGTTTTTAAAACTTACAATCTCACCTTTCGTATACTTGACTGCCGGAATCCATTCTTGAATATTATCTTGATTATAGATAAAGCCACTAGCAGTCATAGTGCCGTTCCATTCAGCACTCTTGGTACCCTGTAAATAAATTCTATTTTGTTTTAACCCTGTAATCAGATTATAGATAACATCATTGAAAATTGTTTTATTATCAAATACTATACCATGTTCAAGATTGCTTAAATTGAATTGCCCATAAGAAATAGTGTCGCCGTCTTTTAATGCAGTGACATTAAATGATGTACCTTCTCTTACAATACTTAAATCTCTGTTTTCAATAGGATATAAGTTTTGATTTAATATAAAGTTATTGTTGTGAATAAACAATGGCTGAACGATTAAGTTTTCAGCGTTGATTGATAATGTATTTGCTGCAGGATTTAATGTGATTACACTACTATCAACAAATCCTATTTGAGCCCAATACAAAAATTCTCCTATCATTTGATTCCAGTCAAGTTGTACCCCTGACTCAATCAAATCATATGAACATCCTTGAGATATTAAATAACTGCCGTAACTTGCGAGGAACTGCGCTAAATCTTGCGGTTTTCTAAATACACTTCCGTATTCAACAATTTCTACTGTGTCCGTATAATCTTTGGCTACCTTAACACTTAAATCTTGTATAATAATATTATTGACATTGCCATTATTAACAGGTTTTAATGTTGAGAAATAATTTACATTTTGACTAAATCCATCTACACGATATCCATTTGGAACTTTTTCAATACTAACACCGCTGTATATAATTCTAGTGTAGGGTTGATTTTCATATAACAATACACTAAAATTTTCATCAGGAATTAGTAATGAAGAGTTATTAGTGTTGGGGGTTCCTTTCTCAACAAAGAATTTAAGTAAAGTTTTATCACTAAATCCGGCTAGTCTATATACCAATCTGACATCAATATTTTTAAACAAATTGATTATATTAGTAGTCGCGTCTACACCCAATTGTTTTTCATAATCAACGATCCAGTTGATATAACTCGTTTTTGCTGTGCCATTACCGTAAATTTGTATTTCATTAGGTATTAAATGACTGCGATCATTTACAAGATATTGATTAAATTCCTCATTATACTTGTAATTGTCTAAATCAACGGCTAAATTAAAGAAGTTAGCAGGTTTTAATAAAGCCTCTAATCTCATTAAATCAAAAGGCCATGTGGAACTACGACGATAACTAAATTCAACTGGTCCAACATCGCCCACTATCCACTGATCCTTAAACAGGCTAGGATCATATGTTCCTACTATAGAGTTTAATGGGCTCTTTTGACTACCACTATCATTGACAGGTAAAATCAATAAAAAGTTTTCAAACTCTGTATCCCACTCAGTGGTGTTTCTTGTATAAGTTGATTTTTTATATAGAGGTAAAACTTTAGGATCGCCATCATTATAATCAATACCGTCAAAAACATCTGCCCATAATATCAAGTTATCAATAGTATATGGACCGTCACCGTATCTATCATCCCACCAATTTGGTTTATTTGCGTAACCAATCATTTCCCATGGGGTAGTAGCAGGAGTAGAAGTATTAAAGTAGTAAAGATATATTCCTCTCCAACTACCTTGAAGTAGTAAATCTCCTGTTACCTTTGCGCCTGAGTCCCTATAGTTATAAGTATAGGAATTGCCTTCCATTGTAATATGGTCTTTATAATCAAGTTTATTATAACCTACCCAATCTAGAAATGCAGGGGTATATGTTGTCAACCAGTTATTATAATATTCTGTAGAATCTTTATAATAGTTTGGAATAATCTCAGCAGGATTAATCGGGATAGGTGAACTTAATTTTATATTATTATAAACACGTTTTTCAAATTCTAATAATACCTGATCTCTATAATCAGTTAAACCATATATTTCGCTATAATTACCATATAGTTTTGTATAAGAACTGTCATGACCAACGATAAAATAAGTTGGATTAATATAAGTTGTATCGTAAACTACTTTAGGTACTGTTACTGGATATAGACCTAACTTGCTTGGTGTATTGGGTACGTATGAACCATATGTTTGATTATATTCATTAATAACAACTTGATCCCCAATAACTAAATCTTTTGTGATCGTGAGTGACGGACTATCTTTGCTTACTGTATAATCTATATCTTTGTATAATAACTCAGTGACAATCGTGCCTTGTACTTTTCTCTTTAAATAAACTAAAACCCCGCTGTAGTTTGCAGTTTCATAATTATAAACTTTACTCAAACCAAACGTGGTCGTACCTATGTCGTTAAAGAAATTATAAGTGTTTGAGATATACGGCGCTTTGTTTGGTATCATATCTGACCAAAAGAATGGCATCTCTTGGTTCTTTACGCTTGATATAATATCAAGCGTATAATCTAATAACGCACCTGCGTCATAACGCTGTTGCCAATCAATATTGTTGGCTGTGTCAACTAATAAAGATTTAAATTTAACATATTCTCTGCTGTTAAACAGTAACGCATCAAATAGATTATGCTTTTTCTGCCTTAGGAATGCACCCGGTATAACTAAACTTGCACTATTTTGAATAATACGATTGCCGTACGGTACAAGATTACCTAAATCGCGTGTATTGTTTGCTCCAAATACTTCACCCGTTGTGTTAGGATTATTATAGAAAATACTTTGATATTGACCACGTATATCACCAACATCTACTACTGTAATATCTGTGTTGAAAGGATTATTACTTAGGTTAATAGGTATAGTATAGAACGCTTGGTCGCTAATTTGATCGCTTAAAATTAAGACTTGGATTACCGTTTTTTGTAATGCTGGAATATTTACAGTAATCTTTGTATCTTTAGCAGTATTTTCAACTGTATAATTTGTTACCAAAATATTGTTATTGAACACTTGGATAGATGGCCATATAGTATCTTCAACGCTTAATTGAGGTACATCACATGTTACTGTTAAATCTATAGTAGTAGCATCTAATGATGATAAAACAACGTTAGGTGGAGTATATGGAAACTCAAATACCTGATATTGTGTACTAGGTGCTACAGCAGTCTGCCAACCTAACAATCTCTCAAAAGTTAATCTACCTGTGGTATTATATACATATCCAGTATTAACTTTTTCTGTTTCTGTAATATTCTGTTCTAATCCAGTTACATAATTGAATTCATCAGTGTTTAGTGATACTTCAAAAGAAATATCTCCGGTATTTCTTATGCTACTGAATGATATTGGAAACCCTAGTACAGTATCATTGACACCGCCAGGATTTACTCTATAATTGAATAGTTCGCAACCTTGGAATGTTGATGATTTATAAATTGAAGTATCGCCAAAACTTATACCGTTCTTATCAAATACATCAAATTTTGGAGGCTGATTGATTTTAGTTTTTTGTTGTGCAACGTGGAAGAATATTCCTAATTCATCTTCGTCATAATACCAACTTATACCCTCATTATTTTGACCGCGCAATACAACAAACTGATCATTAGTTTGAATCAAACCATCTAATGCTTCAGTAAAAGTTAGTACTGGATATACTCCTGCTAATGTAGAGAAGTTGGCAACAAATATTTTATTAGCAACATCAGGATTTGTATCGGCAGAGAAAACAACTCTTGCTCCAGAAAATAATAACAAATCAGTATTATTTTTTATGCTTGCACAAAAACTTGCACCGTTGTTTGGTATAACACCAAACGGATTATAAGTCCATGCATTGACAATAGCAGGAGTAGGCCAATTTACAATCATAGTTGTATTGGTAGTACCTACATTTATTTCATATATTCTTGTTCCAACAGGTAAAACACTTTCTAATCCAAGTTGGTTTAGGTCATTGATATACATACCAACATTAAGTGTACCTACAATATCGCTGTTAGGTATTGTTATAGTTGTATTTGTTTGTGCTAATGTAGTACCATCACCTTGAGTCGCGGTACCTGTACCTACCGCTGAATCAGTTGCCGTAAAGTTGCGGGTAAATACTGTGCCTGTACCAAAAGTTGCTGAGACGGCTGTAAAAATGTCACCTGCTTTATAGGTCACACCTGTAGTGCCGGCTGCACTATTCCAGTTTAGTTGTGTCGTAGTACCTATATTTCTAATGACATACTCAGTAGTTGGCACTAATGATGCGACATCTATAATAGATGCACCTATATTTTCCCATAATGTGCTACCTAAATTTTGAATAGCGTACTCTAATCCTGCTATCAATTGTGAAGAATTTAATAATCCAGAAATTAGTGCAGTAAACAGTGTTTGTAATGCCGTGCCGCCACCAGAACCTACGATTTCGCCGGGATACGCACAAGTGAATATGTCGTTAACAGCATAAACTTTTTTGACTCGTCCGGTGCCTGTGCCTGGACCAGTTGCGCTGAACGTGCCACCGACCACCGGCACACCAACATATCCTATCGCGTTCCAATCCGTGCTTCCTAATACTGTAATTTCATATTCATCTGTTGATTGGATCTGAGTAGGATTAATATTATTTGTACCTGCAATGGTATTCCAATCAGTGCCGCTGCCTAAATCTGTTATGATATATTGTTGTCCAACTACGAACTGTCCGTCTACATCAAGTGTCGCGCCTACTTGTTCCCAAATAGATATATCAGTTGTACCTAAATCTAATATTCTATATTGCTCACCTACAATAAAATCACCACAACTTACAATTGCATTTGTCTCTACAGAACCAGTATATGCTGTATATGCACTTACGTCGGGATAAAATGCTGTTTGTCCTGCTACTGTAGTAAGTGCGTCTGTGGTTCTAGTGTCAATAAAGTCTACAGAATCTTTACCGATAGTACCAGAATTAAACAATTTCAAGTTAGGATAAAATTCAAGTATTGGTCTTTTTGCTTTGTTGGAACTATTGGCAAGATTTAATATATTTGGATTACCGTTATAAATGGCAGTGTCAGTTATAACTTGACTATGGAACCAGCGATTACTACGTGACCAAGCATTTTTATTAATGCTGTTTCTTGCTATAGTGATATAGTCAGGATTTAATGGTAAGTTTAATGCTTCATCATAATTTTCTATATCATAGTTTGTACTATCATAGGCTATAGATGTATCTGTGGTAAAACTTTCTGGGATTTGTAATGATGTTGTAGGAATCAATTCTATCGCTGTGCCTACACCTTCAACATAATATTCTCCCTGCTTATAACTCGTTGGTATAATGTCTCCACTAAATGATACTTTTAGTCCGTTCGTGAATTTTACTCCGTTACCTGAAGTGAACGTTGTTTTTCCTAAAACTTGAGTTTCTATATTAAGAGTATTTAAATCGTTATTTTCAATTAATCTGATAACACCAACCTTATTTGGATTAATGCTATCCTGATAATATAAAGTATCTAAAGGTGCTGATATGAATGGTATAGGTGCGATTGCGTCTGTCTTAACGAATCCAATGCCTATATATGTTGATCCATATGAAGGTGTGATCTTTTGCTCACTATAGATAATAGCATCAGATGTAAGTATTACTAAAGGGTCTGCAGGATTTGTATAATCCAATGTAATTGTAAAAAAGTTATCTGACGGGAAAGTACCACTTATGTTATCAACATTATAAAACATAACATTGATGCCATTAAGTGCGGTAACACCATCAATATTACCTACCTGACTTAAAGGCAAACCTTGTATCTGTTCAAAACTTTTTGTAGTAACCACGAACGGGGGAATACCAACTGCTGACTCATAGTTATATTCATCCATCGCGTCCTTTGCAGGTACGTTAAATGTTATTGTTCCCGAATTTGCGCCATTGTTAATTACACCGCCCAAATCAGTTAATCTGACACTAAAATTAGGCTGTGTTATACTAGTACCATTTACTCCCGGTGCACCTTGAATCCAAAAATCACCTTCTTGTTCAACATTAAAAGTATATGTACCGCCGCGAATTAATGTTAATGTTGGGTTATCAGCAAACCCACTAGACTCAACAGATTTTATTTCATAGACATTTTCGCCGCTGATCACAGTATATTGATTTTCAAGATAGACTGTTTCGTTTGTTACAACGACAGGCGGAGGACCTTGCGGCAACCAATAATATTGATTGAAATTGATAATTTTATCTAAGTCAGTAAAACTATCCCAACTATAAAATTGACTCTCAAACAAATCATTATTGTTATTTGTAGAGCCATATTGTAATTTTAATGCATCTAATATACCTGGATAACTCAAAAAGTCAAATGCTTTACTCTGATTATTTTTTAGAAATACTACGCCAGGTTCTAGTTGATAATCCTTTCTAACCTTTGTAGGTTCTGTAACATAATAATCAGTAGCATTGACACCATATCCTATTGTGCTACCAACAAATCCCTGTACCTTAATTGTTACAGGGGGATTTACTAATTGATCAAGAGTAGCCGACAAAAACTGTTCATTTGTTGGCGTTTGAAAGATTTCTGGTAAAAATTCTAACGTTCTAATGCGTGTCATTTTATTAAGCTATCTGTAATTCGTTTGGTGTAAGGGCGGCAATCACTAAAATATTTTCGGCAATCGCACCATTTACAAAAATTTCATAAGGTACACTCTTAATCTCATATAATGTTCCAAAAGGCTCGTTAGGATTATTAGGCACTAATACGGCAGAACTTATAAGATCTCCTAATTGATTATGTAGGTATGCGCTTAATTCTGAGAAGAAGAATGTGTCACCAAAATTCCAATTGTTTATATCAAAGTATGTATTCATTGCTGTTAAAACTGCGCTACGTATTTCACTATCACTTGCTGTTGTTATATTTGTTTTAATAACTTTAATTGTTCCTCGTAGTGCTGGATCTGCCTTAGGACCAAACAAAGGTTTAAACACAACACTATTTAAGACCACAGAATCACTCAACATTTTGTAATCTTGAACCTGACCATATGCTGCGCTTAGTTCAGCAATAGTAGGTTGTAATGGTTTTGGTACAGTATTTGTACTGTCTTGAATATAATTCTGATAAGCAGTATAGTATGCCTGTGTTACTACGTATAAATCAATTATATTTGTTGTAGCAGGATCAATACGTGTAGTATTATTACTATTATGGCGATATTGATAACTTAAACCTTGTCTACCGTATTCAAACGAAAATTGATTCTGAATTACTAAATCGTAACTTATTGTATTGACTGCTGTATTTTGCACTGTCTTATAAAATATTCCTTTTACTGAAGGATTACTTTCTAATGGTTCTTGATTAGCAAAAAATAGTTGACCTACGGGATATTCATACTTAACATCTTCTATTTCATTTTTTGTGCTATATTGATAATTGATAGTGTTTGTACGCACTAGTTGCAATCTTGTTAAATTGATCGGATCCTGCACTGTTTCAAAAAATACATAAAATCCAGAATTATTACCATTAGCAGTTACTCCTGTTATGGTAGTAAAAAAATCAGGATTTAATATTAATTGTTTATTATTAATATCGGTTGCGCTAACTTCAACTTCAAAATCATTTACATAACCGTCAGTTTCCACAGTCTGTCCAATGATATTAACTTTATAATCTTTACCTAAGGCATTAAGTGATTCTGGTTGAGTATTAATACCTAATACATTTATAAAGTCTTGTAAAATTTTACCGCTGAATGGATCATAAACAATCTCGTCCAATGCAAAAGTAAACCTAGTTTGACTGACGCTGCCGAAATAATACTTTAATGATTTAACTATAATGGTATATCTGTTTATCGCGGGATCTGAAATAAATTTAACAAACCAATTTGCATCATCAATTGGTCTGACTATCCATCTATTTTGATTAATTAATAATGAATTGTTGAATACCAAAGAAAAACTTTGTTGCAATTCCATTTTAACAATAGCGTCCTGTATGACTTCTACAGGAAGCGAATTATCAAATACAGGTATTATTTGTTCTAAAATACATTCTGCAGGTATATAACCATTAAGTATTACCGGTCCTGTGCCATTTGAAAATTGTCCCTGACCTGCATTGGTGCCGTCGCCTATTACATTTAAAACAGTAGTCCATGATATATTAGGTTTGTTTGGTCCGGATATACCTGCTACTAATCTGTTATTACTATCAAAATAATACCCTGACGGTGCAACAAATTTTAATAGTGCGCCCTTAGTTACATATTTTGTATTTGTAGTTGAAAATATTCCAACAAATGTAGGTATTTCAGAATTTTGATCTATCGTATAAAAATATCCTGTTTGACTATTTGCATCAACTGTGCTACTACTCCAATATACAACTTGCGATCCTGTTAAAGGATCTGCTGGATTTGTAGGCAAATCAAATCTTTTATACCACGCCGTTGAACTATCATTTGATTGATTAATATAATATTGATTTGATCTATTAAGTGCTAGTGTGCTTGCCAACGTATCAGTCAAAAAGGCGATGATATCGCTAGGGCTATTGTTTACTGTTAGAGTTAAAACTGTATCGTCGTTATTTTCCCAAATGGCACCATCATCAGCAAATGTATTAGTGCTTGAATATTTACCTGTTGGGTCCAACAAGTCTAAATTTTTGCTTACACCTACACTGCTACGATTTATCGCTTTACTCTTGATGATAGAACTGTATAATGTATATGGAAAATTATTATAATCTTCTCCATTTACCATACGATTTTGTGTATAGTATCTTGTAGGTGCGCGTTGTTTTATGCTAGGTAATGATTCTCTTGCTTGAGCATTACTAATAGGTTGTGTAAGTTGTAATCCAATTGCTAAAGTTTCAATCTTTCCTTGTCTTGTGATATAGTTAAATGCAACAGTAATACCTTGCATCTCGTTTGGATCAATAGTATAAGTTAAACCATTACTACTACGTACATAGGCTCTAAATGTTCCTACAGGAATATTTGAAAATACTCCGTCACCAAAGTTATAAGTTACTTGATCATTGAATCTTGAACTTACACTAAAAATACTTTTTTTGCTAGTTTCAGTTTGTAGATAGGCATTAGCATAAACATTATCTACTTGACGCCATAAAGTTCTTGTGTTGTTATTAAGATTTAACTGATATAACCAAGTATCTTCATTATTAATACCTTGTATATCAATATTTACTGATTGATTAGAAATTTGCTGTTCTAACGTAAAGTCAAAGTTAGTTAATGAACCTTGTTTAAAATAGAAAAAATAACCTGTGTTCGGACTAGCAAAACCTAATCTATCGTTTTGATATACCATATTAAAGCGACCAGTAGGTGCAGGAGGGATTTCATATAGATAATCTTCGTCAACACTAGTGACACTTACTAGTTCAAAGCCCATAGTAATACCATCAATTGTTGAAGTAAATGGTACTATTGGTAAACTCTCTGCGGGAATTTGTAGTGCATATTCTGCTGTAGTCACACCTAAAATTTCAGCGATATTTCCTGGTCTACCTATACGTTGACTATCTACTAATGCTGCATTAATAATGGTATTGAATTGTTCAAACCAATTTGGGTTTGCTGGGTCATTCCATAATACAGTTAAATTACTTAAATTAACACCATTGAAATCAACTAGGTTTTGAGTAGTTTGAATGCTAGTAACTTTCAATAATCCCTGTGATTCAATATTACGCTTTGGTGTATAACTTACTAGATTGGCTAATTTGACTACGCTATCACGGCGTTCAGCAGTGTCTATGAAATTTTCACGCGCATTCAAATCATTTCTAAACGCAAGACCTTGACCCATAAAGGCCATAACGTCTAATAGTGCAATAAATTCACTACTCTCAATATAGTCATTATATGTTTCTGGATAATAGACACGCAAATAATCTATGAAACTTTTACGTAGTGTTTCATAATCATAACTCTGAAAGTCTGCCTGACGGAAGGTCTGATAGATTGCTTTCCAATCATTAATACCAAACAAAGCACTTTGTCTAGAACTTGTAGCCATAATAAATCTCGTTTTATTATTTATCTAACCATAAAAACCGATATTTTAAGATAAAGATGCTGTATTAGTGCTAGAATCAAAAAAGATACTTAATAATCTTGCTTGATTAAACGGAACGACAGCCATTTCAACTTCAAGCAATATCCCGTTATCTCTTGGATAAACATTCACAAAATTAAGTTGCAAACGCGGATCAGCGGCTGCAATTCTTACAATTTCTTCTTGTAAAGCCTGCTGTACTTCTGGGATGTTGGGTTGAAATATAAAATTCCATAGGTCTGTTCCGTACTGGGGTTGACCTACCTTAGTACCCCTGCGTATGTTTAATGCGTTAACAAAATCTTGTATGACTAAATTAGAATCTACCAATCTAAATTTTTTGCCGGGTATAATAGATTCAGTTACAGTTCCTGTGCCTCCCTGATAGCCTATAGGGGCATTAACTGTTTGCGGCTTGTTTGCATTTTTAGTTGAGAATCCTAT